ACAAATGAAGTTGTTTCGGGCGATATACACACCGCAAACCAAAAAGCTGCTGGACTGGAAACACGCAACCAAGCTAAAACATTTATCTATGCCTTTTTATATGGGGCAGGAAGTGCCAAGATCGGGAAAATTGTTGGTGGTTCAGCGAAAGAGGGACAGCGACTTATTAATTCTTTTCTACACAACACACCGAAGCTCGCAAAGTTACGGGAAAAAGTTGGTAAATTCTACTCTAAGAAAGGAACGCTACCGGGTATTGACGGAAGGCAGTTACTTTGTAGATCAGAACACTCTGCGGTCAACACGCTATTGCAAGGTGCAGGTGCGATTGTCATGAAACAAGCTGTTGTCCTCTTGCATAAAAAGCTAGTTCGTGCTAAGATTTGGCATGAGTTTAAAGCTAATGTCCATGATGAGTGGCAGATTGAGTGTAAAGAAGCTGATGCTGAAAAAGTTGGGCAGTTTGGGGTTGAAAGTATCAAAGAAGCTGGTATAGTCTTGAAGATGAACTGTCCCTTGACAGGTGAATACAAAGTAGGAAACAACTGGAAAGAGACTCATTGATGGCAGAGAAAGAAGAATTACAGGTTATTGGGCAAGTGATTATCAATCTGTTTGCAGATAACACTTACTCTATCGGGACTTCAGTTAGTATCGAAGAAACAATGGAACTACTAGCAGATGCTTTTGAAGCAGTTGACAGTGGTACATTGGATGGTTTAGATGTATTTAACCAGTTTAGTAGTACAGTACAGTAGTATTAAAGAGCAGTTTAATTCAACGCAGTATATTAAAGGAGTTGTTAATATGAGTAATTTAGAAAAACCAATCAAGTTAGAAGCCGAAGTTCAGTGGGCTTTCTTCAACAAGAAATCAGAGATGTCCGGTAAGTTTCAAGTGGACCTCTGCAATCTTAGCAAAGAAGCCGTTAGTGCTTTAGAGCAAGCAGGTCTTAGTCCTCGTCAGCGTCCTGACAAACCAGAAAAAGGTTGGTTCTTGACCGCTAAGAGTAACTATGAAATCATTCCATTTGATAAGTCTGGTAAAGAAATCAAAGAAGCTGTAGGTAATGGTTCAAAAGCAACAGCTTTGATTAAGCCTTACGAATGGAAGTGGCAAGCTAAGAAGGGCATCTCCCCATCTCTAGTTAAAATCACGATCACCGACCTCGTTGTTTACAACGCAGAAGGTGCTACTGAAGACGAACTAGATGATGAGATAGCTCTGTAATGAAGGCTCTCGTCGATGCGGATATCTTGGTTTACAGGTTCGGATTTGCTTCCGAAGGAGACCCTGCAGAGTTTGCGTTAGCTCGTCTATCTGAATTCTTGGACAATCTCTATGTAAATCTTCCTGTCGACGAGGTCGAAGGCTATTTGACCGGTAGGGGTAACTTCAGAAATGAAGTTGCCGTTACTGCTCCGTACAAAGGAACTCGTAAAGCAGACAAGCCTTACCACTTCGGACTGCTCCGTGAATATATGCAAACATCATGGGGTTTTATCGAGGTTGAAGGTATTGAAGCTGATGACAAACTTGGTATTGAAGCCTATAAACACGAACCAGACGAGACAATCATTGTCAGCTTAGACAAAGACCTTAACATGATTCGTGGTAATCACTACAACTTCGTTAAAGAAGAGCAGTACTTCATCACTGAAGAAGAAGGTATCCGTAATTTCTATCTACAAATGTTAACAGGTGATCCAGTTGATAACATCATCGGACTATCTGGTATTGGTCCTGTTAAATCGAAGAAGATGCTTGCGGACTGTAAGACAGAGCATGAAATGTACGATGTTGTTTTGAAGGCTTATGACAACAATTTAGACCGTGTCATTGAGAATGGTCGTCTACTATGGATTCTTAGAGAAGAAGGGCAAGTATGGCAGCCACCGACGTAAAGTTAAAGAATTTAACAGAAGCTCCAATAGTTCGATTAACATGGATTGACGCTCAAGCCGATGCTGGCTGGGAAGAACCTAAAGTTGATTTAGCTATTTGTATTACTGTTGGATTTCTTGTAGCAGAAACAGATGACGGTATTTGTGTCGCTGGAACTGTGTCAGATCATTTATGTAATAACGTAATCAGTATTCCTAAATCATGGGTTATTGACCAACAACTTGAGGTTAAAGAAGATGAAGCCCCAATCAGCGAAAGCAAAGGGAAGAAACCTACAAAAGTGGCTCGCAAGCGAACTGCTAAAAAGGTATCCGCAACTCAGAGCAGGGGACATCACAAGCACCTCAATGGGAGCAAGCGGAGCTGATGTAAAGCTAAGTCCTTTAGCACAAGACTTGATTCCATTTCAATTTGAGTGTAAGAACCTAGCAAAGATTGCTGCATATAATTACTACGAGCAATGTCGTACACACGGTACACACGAACCAGTAGTAGTGATGAAACAGAATAAAAGTAAGCCGCTTGTTGTAATTGATGCAGAAGTATTTTTTGACATTATTTCAAAGGAGAAGTGATTATGTATTATGAAAATCCAATGTCGTTAAGATTTGAATTAGAAGATGAAGATGGAAAACTCACACGAGAGTTTACTGTCGAGGATTGTGAAGCATGGACTACGCTGGTATTAAAGTTTACTGATTTCCTATCAGCTCAGTACAGTTATGCTATTTCAGAAAAAGTATTGTTTATCGCTGACCATCCTTACGGTAGGGAAGAAGAATATGCAATCTCTAGTAAGGAATATGCGATGATTCTACAACATCGTAAACGTGCAGAGGCAATAGACTCTTTGTTTGATGATGAAGAGTGGTCTGATGAGGATGACGAGCCTGCTGGTTGCCCAAAATGTGTTCAAGGCACTTGTGTCATGGGCTGTGGTAAGGAATTCCAATGAAGATTCTCCTATTAGACATCGAAACATCTCCAATGACTGCGTATGTCTGGGGAATCTGGGATCAGAATATATCACCTAATCATATAATTGACTCCTCTAACATCCTGTGCTGGGCTGCTAAGTGGTTGGATAGTGATGAGGTGATGTTTGATTCTGTTCATCAATCTAAACCAAAAGCTATGCTTAAAGGTATTCATGGACTTCTCGACGAAGCTGATGCTGTGGTGCATTATAACGGTACTAAGTTTGACATTCCTACACTCAACAAGGAATTCCTCTTATTTGGTTATAGTCCACCATCACCTTATAAACAAATTGATTTACTGCGTGTGGTTCGTAGCCAGTTTAGGTTTCCTTCTAACAAGCTAGACTATGTATCTCAGCGTCTTGGTTTAGGTAAGAAGACTGAACACGCTGGTATGGAACTCTGGACGAAGTGCATGAAAGGTGATAATGATGCTTGGAAAATTATGGAGTCGTATAACATTCAAGATGTGGTGTTGTTGGAATCTCTTTACCGTCGTTTGTTTTCATGGATTAAACACCATCCTAATCATAATCTGTTTTCCAATCATCCTGTTTGCCCCACCTGTGCGGAACCTAGACTTCAAAAGCGTGGAACTGCTATTTCGTCTGTTGGGACTTATCAACGCTATCAATGCAAAGGATGCGGTAGTTGGAGTCAAGCAGTCAAGTCAGAAAAAACACACAAAGCAACTGTGAAAGGATTAGTATGAATCAGAACGATATGCCAAGTGAATTAAGACAATACTGGCTGGATAAATGTGGCGGAGAAGAGAAACTTATTTACTCTGCAAACTACTACGAAGAAAAAGAAGAGAAACCAGCATCAAAGCAAGTAGGCGGTAATCATTACCAAGTAGCTAAGATGCAGGTGTGGGACATCATTGATGCCTACCATCTTGATCCCTACACAGCCAACATCATTAAGTATGCTTTACGCTTTCCTTACAAAGCAGGTCGTCAGGATATCGACAAGCTAATACACTATGCTGAGAAGCTGCACACAGTCTACGATGAGGTGAAAGAGCACTACTATGCTGGAGCTTAATAAACATCGTCGGATTAACTTCTATGCAGTAACGAATCAGGAAGCCGCTAATCCAGCTTATCAGAAGGGACAAGGACTCATCAAAGAAGGAAACTGGGAATACGGTTTCTATCTACATGAGTTGCGGTCTCTTCCGAACCTAGCACCAGTCTACGGTGTTAAGTCAGCCTTTGATAAGATGCGTGTGTGGATTCCGGGAATGAACATCAAAGGTGAAAACATCGTAGTTTGGTGTGAGGCTGGCTGGGGCGATATGATTCAATTCAGTCGCTTTATTCCATTGCTGAAAGAAGCTGGTGCTAAGTCAGTTAAACTAGCTTTCCCACGACCTATCCTAAAGCTACTGCGTAGGCTTCCTAATCATGATGGTTTTTATGCTATGGAAGACCCCGTTAAGAACGGAATCCGTCTCAAAGTCATGTCTTTACCATATTGTCTTATGGAACAAGGGGTTATCTCTCATAAGCCAGTTGAGCACATTTACGGTGCAGAAGGTATTTTTAGAAATCTTGATCTAAGTCAAGAAAAACACGACAAACCTATGATAGGATACTGTTATACCACTACCAACACCAGTTGGAACATGAAAGCTAAGCAGATGCCTAAGCAAATCATGGATGACTTTATAGCTAAACATCCTGAGTTTGAATGGGTAAATCTGCAGCAAGACGGTGGTTATCTCACTTCCGATTTATGGGTTGACACTGCTGACAAAGTTCAAGCATTGGACGGAGTTATCTCTGTTGATTCAGCTATTGCACATATCGCTGGCTCGGTAGGTGTTCCCGTCGCTAATTTAATTGGTGTCGAGAAACTATCTTGCTGGAGATGGTATCCAAAAGGTGAAACTACATATTGGTATGATACGATGAAGACTGTGTGGTTTGAGAAATGGGAAGATGGTCTAAAAGAAGCACTCAAACATTTTAAAAAGGGGCAAGTATGCGATGTCGTTAACGATACCGGAAATAAAGGAAAGACTAAAACAACTACCAGAGCTAGACCTGTTAGAACTACTAGAGATAACAAGCGAGGAGCTAGTAGAAAGATTTAGTGATTTAATAGAAGACAAAGCCGACACACTAGAGAAAGAAGTTGAATGAGCAATAACTACACAATGACACCTTACAATACCTTTATTGCTAAATCGAGATACAGTCGTTATCTTGACGATAAAGGTCGTCGTGAACACTGGGATGAAACAGTAGCACGATACTTTGATTTCATGGAGCACCATTTAGCAACAAAACAGAATTACAATTTACCTTTTGAATTACGTGCAGAGCTAGAACAAGCAGTAGTAGGATTAGATGTAGTACCGAGCATGAGAGCAGTGATGACAGCAGGACCAGCCTTAGAGCGTCAGAATGTGGCTGCATTTAACTGTTCTTATTTACCTATTGACGACCCTAAAGCCTTTGACGAAGCAATGTATATTCTTCTCTGCGGCACTGGTGTCGGTTTTTCTGTGGAGCAACAGTATGTTAAAAAGTTACCTGAAGTGCCAGAGCAGTTGTTTGATAGTAAGACTTCTATTGTTGTGTCGGATTCTAAAGAAGGATGGGCTAAATCGTTACGACAACTCTTGGCTCTTCTTTACGCTGGCGAGATTCCAAAGTTCGACGTATCAAGAGTTCGACCTGCGGGTGCAAGACTCCGCACTTTCGGAGGAAGAGCGTCTGGACCCGGTCCTTTGGAAGAACTTTATAAGTTTTGCGTCACCAAGTTCAAAGGAGCAGTTGGTCGTCGTCTCTCATCCCTTGAGTGTCATGATATTCTCTGCAAAATCGGGGAAGTTGTTGTTGTGGGTGGAGTCAGACGGTCAGCTATGATCTCTTTGTCAGACTTATCTGACGACAAAATGGCTCATGCCAAAGCAGGTAACTGGTGGGAAGCACAGTCTCAACGTGCCTTAGCTAATAACTCTGCATCTTATTTAGAGACACCGTCTATTGGTCAATTTATGCGTGAATGGAGTTCTATTTATGAATCACACTCTGGCGAACGTGGTATCTTCAATCGTGACGCTTCTCAGAACCAAGCTGCTAAGAATGGACGACGAGATTCGACTTATGCTTTTGGGACCAATCCGTGTAGCGAGATCATACTCCGTCCTTATCAATTCTGTAATCTGTCTTCTTGTATCATTCGCTCTGATGATACTGATGATAGCATCGCTAATAAGATTCGTTTGGCTACCATTCTCGGTACTTTTCAAGCGTCGTTAACAGACTTCCCTTATCTGCGTAAGATTTGGCAGAAGAACACTGAAGAAGAAGCGTTGTTAGGTGTGTCTATGACTGGTATCTGCGACAACACTTTGTTGAATAACCCTGATGATGAAACACTACCTGCCCGATTGGAGGCTCTCCGTGATCTTGCTGTCTCTACAAATGCTTTCTACGCTAGTGCTATTGGCATTAACCAGTCTGTTGCTGTTACTGCCGTTAAGCCTGAAGGAACTGTTTCTCAGCTCTGCTCTACTGCAAGCGGTATTCATCCTCAACATAGTAAGTATTATATTAGACGTGTTCGTGCTGACAATAAAGACCCACTCACGCAATTCATGATTCAAGCTGGGTTTGTAGCAGAGCCTTGTGTGATGAAGCCTGATTCAACTACAGTATTTAGCTTTCCTGTAGAAGTAGCCGAAGGTGGATTGTTGCGTGAAGACTTGTCAGCTATTCAACATTTAAAACTATGGTTGCTCTTTCAGCGACATTACTGTGAGCACAAGCCGTCAGTAACTATCTCTGTTAAAGAGAACGAATGGATGGATGTTGGAGCATGGACATTTAAGCACTTCGATGAAGTTACAGGTGTGTCGTTCTTGCCTATGGATGGTGGTACTTATAAACAAGCCCCCTACTCAGAATGTACGAAAGAAGAATACGAACAGTTAAAACTTCTTGTTCCGGAATCGGTTGATTGGAATAGTTTTACTGAGTATACTGATAATGTCGAAGGTGCTCAACAACTTGCCTGTACTGCAGGAGGTTGTTCTATCTAAAAGATTTGCTGCTGTTCCCTTTAGCCACCCTTCGGGGTGGTTTTTTTATATCAGCTCAAAGTGCGGACCATCGAAGAATGACTTAAAGTCACCTCCCCAACGAATCTTTGTGCCTTGCTCTGCAGCAACTTTCTTCATTACTTCAGCTAACGGTGGATAGTGTTTCTTGTCCCAGCTTACCTGTCCATCAACAATAGCCACTAAATCAACTGCATGACCTGTCAGGTGCTTTGATTTAAGAGTTTGACTGAATCCTTTGTTAACTAGCTCCTGCTGCCTCTGAGGTGTTCTAAGACCTTCGGTGACGGTGAAGTCAATAGGACTTTCTTGAATTGCTTGCTCTACAATCTTAACTAATCTCTCATCTACACCCTTGAGGTTAGTCTTAGATCGTTCAGATAGTGTAAAACTCACTTAGCTACACCATTCTTAGCGTAGAACATAGTCCTATCACCAAAGAGATAAAAGCCTACAATAGCAGCAAAGTTATCAACTTCTGCACTAGGGACACCAGCAATGTGTGTATAAGCCCATGCTCCGAGTGCTATAGCGACCACTAGAGGACGTTGTAGCCTCACGATAGCCTCTACCCACAAGTAGGATGCGTTCGTGCCACCAGCGTCGTTTAAAGCCTTAAACATATTTAAGTCTAAGGTCTTCATTTGAGTGTACTGCTCTATTGTGGCTGGTTTAAACTGCTCAGGGGCAATAAAGCGACTGATTAAGGATTTACCTAAATCAACCGCTAAAGGTGCAAAAGCTGCGAGTAGTGTGATTGGGTCCATTATTCCCCCTCTGTACCTTGTTGAACGGCAGGACGAATAATTAAAGCTCTATTTAATGCTGCTTTGTTTTCGTCGTTTAGTCTTGACCACAGAGCTTTTACAACTGCCTGTGACTTACTTGGTGGCACACCTTCAATAAAAGCAGCCAAAGCTGGAGGATTT